TGCTCAAGCTCGACGATGCCGGCGACTGGAAAGGCGACGCGACGGTGAAGCAGAAGATCAGCTTTGTGGCCGCGCAGCGCCGCAAGATCGCGTGAGCCAGCCATGACCAAGGTAACCCTCAACGAAACTCCGCCGTCGGTGCAGGTGGTGGCGAAGGCCTCCGCAGCATCCGAGACGATCGACCCGCGCGGCCGCATCATCAGCCTCAAGAAGCCGGGCGTGCTCGCACAGTTCCGGCTCATCGAGGCGCTCGGCGACACCGCGAAGAACGAGGTCTACGTCAGCATGGTGCTGCCGCTGATCTTCGTGTGCGCGATCGACGGCGACCCGGTGACGCCGCCCACGCGCAAGAGCGAGGTCGAGGCGCTCATCCAGCGCCTGGACGAAGACGGCATCGCCACGGTGATGGAGGCCGTCAAGGCGAACTACGGGTCCAGCGATCCCGAGGCAGACAAGGCCGCGCTAAAAAACTAGCGCAGGCCGTGCCGGTACGGGAATGCCTCTGGCTTGTCCGGAACGGCGTTCCGTTCGACGTGGCCTTCGGCGTCGATGACGTGACCCGCGCGGCCTGGTGCATCGTGTTCTCCGAGATGGAGGGCAACAAGTTCGACTGGTCGCGCATGGAGTTCGCGAAGGAGGAGCCGTGATGGGCGCGGTCAAGGAGTTCGAGGACCTCGCGCTGTTCGCCGTGCACCTCACGTCGATGCAGATCGCGCTGCGCAAGAGCCTGCACAGGGGTCTCGAATCGGCGCTGGTGCTTCTCGAGAAGGACATGAAGGCGCAGATCGGCCACTACCAGGGCGAGGTTGGCGAGTTCCCCGCGTGGGCACCGCTGGCCGACAGCACCGAGGCCGAGAAGCAGCGCCTCGGCGCGCCGCTCGGTGCTCCACTGCTGCGGCATGGCGGCATGTACGCCAGCTTCCAGCACGAATCGAAGGATGACGAGGGCGTGGTGGGCTCGACCGACCCGACCTTGATCTATCACGAGTTCGGCACGTCGAAGATGCCGCCCCGGCCAGTCGTGGGCCCGGCGCTGGTGCGCAACCGGGACAAGATCCAGCAGCTGCTCGGGCGCGCGCTGGTCGAAGGGATTCTCGGTGGCGAGATCGCTGCCGGCGGCGCGGCCTACTTCGGCGGCGACATCACGCCCTGATCGCGGCCCACGCCAGCACGCCCAGCAACAGAAGGGCGATGGCGCTGGCGACGATCAGGCCGCCGCCGATCAGCACCAGCAGTACGCGCAGCGGCCACGGCATCTGCGTCTTGAAGAACAGCGGCCGATTGATCCGCTGCAGCCGTGGGTATTGCACCCCCGGCACACGGTCAGCAAGCCATTCCTGAGCACGAAAGAGGATCGAAGCCATGTTCGAAGCTTACAGCGTCGGCATCCGCCTGAAGCTGCTCGACGGCGTTTCGACCGGCCTGGTCGCGCTGGCCGGGCAGTTCCAGTCGTTGAACCGGCACGTCAGCACGACGCGCACGGGCCTGTCCGACATCGAGAAGCAACTCGCCAAGCTCAAGCTGTTGGGCGTGGCCGGCGGCGCGATGGTTGGCGTCGGCGCGTTCGGGCTGTCGCTGTTCCGCGGGCCGCTCGAAGAGGCGAAGCAATTCCAGACCGAGGCCGCGCGTTTTGCATCGCTCGGCTTCGGCGACAAGGTCAACGCCGACGCGGTGAAGTTCGCCACGGGCATGAAGACCTTCGGCACCAGTGCGCGCGAGAACCTGACGCTCGTATCGGACGCCATGGCGGTGTTCAAGAACCTCGAGCACTCGGAGATGGCCGCGCCGATCATGGCCAAGATGAAGTTCGCCAACGAGGCGGTCTTCGGCTCGGGCGGCAAAGCCAACGAGTCCAAGTTCATGGACATGCTGAAGGTGATCGAATTCCGGCGCGGCCTGTCGAGCCCGCAGGAGTTCGAATCGCAGGCCAACTTCGTGCAGAAGGTCATCTCGGGCAGCCGCAACCGCGTCGACGCGACGCAGCTGCTGCAAGCGCTGAAGACCGGCGGCGTTGCGCTCTCGCAGCGCAGCAACGAGTCCTTCTATCTGGGCAGCGAGCCGCTGATTCAGGAATTCGGCGGCAGCCGCTACGGCACGGCCGCGATGTCGATCTACCAGAACCTCGTGCAGTCGCGCGGGACGATCACCGCGCAGCAGGAGCTGTACCGGCTCGGGCTGCTCGACAAGAACAAGGTGCAGTTCAACCAGCTCGGGCAGCTCAAGAAGGCGCTGCCCGGTGCGTTCACCGGCTCCGGCGTGCTGGAGAAGGAGGGCGAGCTCGCGCTGCTCGAGAAGGTGCTGCTGCCGGCGTTCGCCGCGAAAGGCATCTCGGGCGAAGAGGCGATCGTGCGCGAAATGGGCATGATCCTTGGCAACCGCACGGGCTCGGGCCTGATGTCGCGCATCTACCAGCAGCGCGAGACGCTGAAGATGCAGTCCGAGGCGAACAAGTCGGCGAAGGACATCAACGGGCTCGACGCGCTGGGCCGCAACACGTTGGCCGGCAAAGAGCTGGAGCTGCACGCCAAGTGGCGCGACGTGCTCAAGGAATTGGGCACCGCCGTGCTGCCGATCGCGATCAAGGCCGTGGAGGGCCTGACCGTCATGATCAAGGGCTTCATCGGCTTCGCCCGCGAGTTCCCGACGCTGACGAAGTGGCTCACGGTGGGCTTCGGTGTGCTGGCCGGGCTGGTGGCCGCTGGAGGCGCGCTGACGCTCGCCACAGTGGGCTTCAAGGCCCTTGGGCTGGCGCTGGTGGTGGGCAAGGGCGCAGGCCTCGGCTCGATGCTGCTGGAAGCGGCTGGCGGCCTCGGCGTCCTCGGCAAGGCCACTCTGGCGCTTGGCGCCATCTGGGGCGCCTACAAGGTCTTCGAACTTGGCGCGGCGCTGTACGACCTGCACAAGGCGAACAACCGCGAAGGCGTCGTCGTCAATCCAGAGTCGAAGGCGCGGGCGATAGCACTCGGGTTCATGCCGCCGGACAAGGTTGAGAGGAGCGCGTATGGCGCGGGCAACCAGGTGGCTGTCGAGAGCCCTTACATCTCGGGTCGGACCACCGCGGGCCAGCCCATTCACACGACGGTCAACATCGACGGCCGCAAGGTCGCCGAGTCGGTGACCCAGCACCAGGCCAAGGCTGCGAACCGGCCGCAGACCGGCATGACATCGTTTGACGGTCGCCAGGCGCTCACGCCGGCCGGCGCAACAGGATCCTGGTGATGCAATCGGACACGACGCTCGTTCTCGGTGCCTTCCAGTTCGGGGGGCTCGAAATCCCCGAAGAGATTCGCATCGGTGGCAGCCAGCGTCTGTCGGTGCACGAGCTCGTCGGCGGCGTGCGCATCGTCGATGCGATGGGCCGCTCCGATCGCGCGCTGGAGTGGTCGGGTCTGCTGCTCGGCAGCGGCAAGGATGCCAAGGGCAACGCCGTGGCCAGCAGCGCTGTCGACCGCGCGCGCTATCTCGATACGCTGCGCGCGTCCGGCGTCGCTCAGTCGCTGGTGTGGTCGGCCTTCACGTACTTGGTCGTGGTGCGCGAGTTCGAGGCGAACTACAAGAAGGCGTACCACATCCCCTACCGCATCGTCTGCGAGGTAATCGCGGACCAGACGTCGCCGATCACTGCGAGCGGGCAGCCGCCGGTCGATCAGGCAATCACCGACGACGCGACCGCGATGACGGGCTTGGCGGCCTCGATCGGCAACTCGACGCTCACCAGCCTGATGGGCACCCTGAGCACAGCGATCGCCGCCGTGTCGTCGTTCGCGCATGCCGCGCAGAGCACGATCAACAGCGTGCTGCAGCCGCTCGCCGCGGTGCAGGCGCAGGTGCAGACGCTGATCACGTCGACGGCGAACGCGCTCGGCAACGCGACGACATTCGGCGGCGTGCTGCCGGGAAACCCGCTGTCGACGGCGGCGGCCGCGCTGACGAACCAGGTCGTCAACATGTCGCAGCTGAACACGCTCTACCAGGCGCGCAACGTGCTCGGCCGCATGGCCGGCAATCTCGGGTCGGTCAACTCGACGCAGAACACCGTGGCCACCGCCGGCGGCAACCTGTTCCAGATCGCGCAGAAGCAGTTCGGCGACGCACAGGCCTGGACCGGCATTGCGAAGGCCAACGGCTTGACCGACCCGTTCATTCAAGGCGCGAAAGTGCTGACCATCCCATCGTCGGCCGACCAGCAAAACGGCGTTCTCGGCGCCTGAGGCAATCCCAATGCTCAACACGATTCCGGTGCAGCCCGCGGGGCGGCAGCCGCGCGGCATCGTGCGCCTCAATGGCGCCGCGCTGCCGGGCTGGGTCTCTTGGGAGGTGACCAGCAACACCTACTACGAAGCCGACACCTTCCGCGTGTCGTTTGCCGCCTCGGCGCTGCCCGCGGCGAACAACGCGAACTGGTTCTCGACGCAGGGTGAGATGTTCATCGAGATCCTCGCCGGCTTCCCGAGCAACCCGGCCGACCCGAACGCGGCCGAGCTGCAGACCCAGATCTACGGTCGCGTCGACGACGTGGAATACGACCCGGTGTCGACGCTGATCTCGCTGACGGGCCGCGATCTGACGGCGGTCTTCATCGACGCCAAGATCACCTCGCAGTGGGTCAACCAGAAGTCGAGCGAGATCGCGACTGCACTGGCGACGTCGCACGGCCTCACGCCTGTGGTGACGGCGACGAAGACCAACGTCGGCACCTACT